TGCCTTGCCTATGGGTATGCCCACAAACTGTATTTTGGCCTGTTCTAATGCCCAAATTGAGGGCTGTAAGGCCACCCTGTGAATAGAGCCTACCCTCGTCGCCATGACCCATCAAAACTCCAGGTGCAATGTAATCCATTGAGCGTTGGTAAGTTATTCCTAACTTGTTCAATCCCAAAAGATTTTCAATGCGTAACGCTGTAACTGATTCAAAGGCTGGCGCATTCTTGTAAATGTATTTCTCAATGCGCTGACTGTGATTAGATCGTTGCAAGATAAATGGCTTCTTCTTTGATCCAAGGGCTTCTCTGAAATCTGCTAAAACATTATGTGCTGTGTTGAAATCTCTTTGCAGTGTTCGTTCAAATTCTGCTCTTGTGCCTTTATTGAATGCGCCTAGTTGTGGGACATCTATTTCATCACCTACGCAGGCAAGGCCATCTATTTTTGATTTAAAGATAAAATCTTGTAACTTCTCAACATTCCTCTTGTGATGGAATGGAATTTGTAAATCTGAAATAATAACTATGCGTTTAATACAATCACCTTTTTTTCTTAAGGTCTATTACATCACTCCATATCATATCAGTTTTTGTTTGTAGTTTTGTCAATTCAATTTTCATGTCATTCATTTTGTCCATAAGTGATGATCCACCATTTGGGAATAGTGTTTGTTTTATTTTGGTTTGCATCACCACTAGGCGAATCATCAAAACCATTATAGTTGCAGTGACACTTGCAATTGCTGTTATCTCGTTGATTGTCATTGGCGTTTGTACCAGTCAGGATCATAATCTGAATCTTCATCCCAGTCATCATCCTCTGGTGTGTCAGCGTACTCAAAGTTTATTGATGCAAAGTTGATCATGCCGTAAGCCTGGTATTCAGGCATCTCTGGTGATGTAACTGTAATCATCTTTTTGCGTTTTCCATTGTATGTTTCCAATAAACAAACAAAGCCAGTAACCAATTCACCTTTGGCATGTGCTGCATTCATAACTTGTATAAGTGCATCACCAAACACATCAGGTATTTCAATCTTGTGATCTTCAGACATTCAAATCAACCCCATTCAGTTTGTTAGTCCAACCAAGATATTTGTAGCCCCATCTTTCATTGACTTCTGTGTAGTAAATCTTTCCTACTCTGTCTTTGACAGGTAGATCAGTATTCCACACATAGCCAGGTTTAGAAGATTGAATTGCCACATGGCCAAACTTGCCACCTTTCCAAAAGTGAGTTGCCCCAATAGGTGCTTTCATAGGATCAGTAAATTTGTTTTTCTTAGGTGTGTTATTCCAGGCACTTATTGCACTTGGATATTTTGCAGGTATTTGCCAGGATTGTCTGACAGTTTTAAGACACAGGCCTTTGACTCCACTGCGACCAGATAGATGTGCTACTGCCATCCATTGATCAGCATCTTTGCCAGACCAACCTCTAGTGTTCGTTGTTTTCTTTGACATGTACTTTTCCAAATTCGCCATCATTAGGATTTAGCCATCTTAGGATGACTGGTGCAACTGCACCGATTCCGGCTGATAGCAACATCTTTGGATCAGTAACGCCTGCTAGATAACATGCAATTAACCCTGCAAGAAATGATCTTGCCCAGGATGCTGCAATGGCTTTGAAGTTTGTCATAAGATACTTGCCAATTCTTCTTTGGTTAAGCCAGCGATCTCTGCAAGTTTTTTGATAGCAGATTCGCGTGCTTCTTTCCTTTCGGCTTCCTTGGCTTCGAGTAATAATGCTTCTGATTCCATTTGTGCTCTATCAGCAACAAAGGCTTCTTTTTCAGCACCAGTTAATTCCGTAACTTCATCACCAATTTGGATTTTGATTTTATTTGTTGTAGCCATAAACCTTAACATCTCCTGTCATTGTTGTACCACCTGTTACAGTAAAAAAACTAAAAGAATCAAAAGAAGTAGTGTCACTAAAAATAAGTCCACCATTATATGCAGTGGCTGAACTATTATCGCTATAATGACCAAGTAAAAAAGTTATTGTACTTAATTTAGGATTATGAATATCAAAACCCCAAATTTTGGGAGCAGTAGTGCTTTGTGTATCTAAATAACCTGCATTTTGTGCACCACTCCTCATATATAGAGTTGTGTCACTTACAGCAGAAACGCCAATCCAAGTTGCATAATAAAATGATGATGAATTGTCTGTACCAGCAGTTCTAAACCTCATTCTAATTGGGGTGTTTCCACTTGCACTTAATCTCAAAACAACTCTGTAAGAATCGTAAGTTGAAGTAAATGTGTCATTGGGTAATGATTGACTGGCTACTGCACTAAAACTAGTTGTATTCAGTAAAACCATTCCAGCCTTTTTAGTACCCAGGGCTGTATTCATGGATGCATCAATTGCATCACCTAAAGTCTCGATTGCTGTTGCGCCATCTTTGACAAGATCAGTTGAAGTTGGAACTGTCCAGCCATAGTTTGGTGTAGTTGTGGCCATGTGTTAATTGACTCCTAATAAGGCATCTTGCCATTGTAGTGATGGGTCTATTGTACTCCAGATTTCACCGGCAAATACATCTTGCCACGCCACAGGTATTGCAGAGAATGTGAAGTCTGAAACATTCAATGTAAGTCTAGCAGTAAATCTGTCTATGTCCCATTGCCATCCTTCAACATAACCAAAGAATTGGTTAGGGTACAAAAGTGCAGGGAAATCTGTAACGGACACAGGCATGCCAAAGAATACACCGACCAAAGAATTAAGCAATGATGATGTCATTGTTGGTGCATCAATTTGTATTTGAATGCCTTGAATTACTGGTGACGGATAAGCGTTCAAAAGTACTAAACGATCAGCCAAAGTATCAGCATCACCGGAGTTCTTTAAGAATGTTTCAATTGACTGTGTAACTCTGCCGTACTGACTAATAGAATCCAATTCCTCAACTTGCATTACATCTTGTGCAGCACCATAAATAACTCTTACATCATTGATGATGTCATTTCGAGATGTAGTCACATTGATACCATCTGCCAAAATAAAGTTTTTAGATATGTTCACAAATCCATTTGCCGACACATAGTCTGCGCGTGCATCTTGATCCTGATAACCGATACCACCGGAAGTAGTTTCATAAATAAAGCCACTGCCAGAATCGGCAACAATTTGAACATAGTTCAAAGCATTTAAGGGTTCTGGTGCTGCAACGGAACTGAACAGATCATATGTTCCAGGTGTGTCAATTGCAGATACATCAACACCTAATAATGAACTCCAAGTCTCAGTTGTGTAATCAGTCCAAATTTGTGTTGCAGGTAATTCATTCCATTTAAGTCCAAAAGTGTCAGTGACAACTGAGACAATACGATCACCATCTTTTTGTTCAGCATAGCCAACAATGTTTGCTTCTTTGGCTGCAAGTTCTGAAAGCGCACCAGATGCACTGATCTGTGTAATAAATGTGTTTGTTGTTCCAGCATCAAGCACTGAAACTGAAACATCTGTGACTAACCCTGTAAAGATTGTTGTATCAACACCTGTGTAATTGTCCAGGGTAACTGTGATTGTGTCAAAGATTTCAACATCAGTGTAAGGCAAATCTAAAAAATCAATTGTTGCAAAACCTGCTGATGACTGTTGTTGCACATTGTCTCGACCCATGCTGATTTGCACACCCTCAAGTGTGTAATTCGTTACGGCTGTGCCGTTAATCTTAACTGTGGCGTTTGGTGACCAAGGCACGATTATCTACCTGGAATCATTGGCTTGACAAACTTATTGACTGTGCCAGCCTTTGCAGCGTTATTGATTGACTTGACTACTGTGTTTGCTTGGGCTTTTGAATTAGTTGCACCAAAATTATTCACAACAGTGACTGCACCTCGAACATCACCTTGTGCTAATTGGCCTGCTGCTCTGACTGGTGCAGTTGAAATGTCTAAAATTGCACCACCGATAAATGATTCTTTGAATCTTTCGTATGCTGCAACTGCTGATTCAATCTTTCCAATCAATGTTGTAAATGAATCAATTAACTTAATTAGTGAACTCTCACCAGTTGTAGGATCAATTTGTAACAATTTGCCTATTGCATCACCTAAATCTCTTAATTGCTCTCCAAGTAAATATGCTGAACCCTCAGTGGATTGCATGTCATAACCAAATGTAACTGCACCAGTGCCAGCATCATAAAAGGCTTTAGTCAATCCTTGTTTGCCACTTCTAGTCAATCCATTAACTAAGCCCTCAAGTGCTGGAACTAAATTATCTGTTGTGAACTTTGCAAGTTTTTCCATAAATGGTAGTAAAGCAAATCCAATTTGTTCTTTGGCTTCATCAACTGCAATTTGAACTCTTTGCATTCTTCCTGCAAATGTTTCGGCTGCTGCTGCTGCTTGACCAGCAAATGTATTTGACAATGCAATGACTGCTGCATCAAAGTCTTTAGTTTTGACAATGTTTTCGTCAAGTGGTACACCAATACGCTTTAATGCACCTAGGTTGCCGTCATAGGCTTTTCCAAGTGCTTCTGTTACTGCTGCTAAGTCTTTACCTGTACCTGCTGCAATATCTAATGCTAGTTGTTGAAGTTTTTGTGCTTTAGTGACATCTTGTGTTGATCTAACTAATCTGTCAAGGCTTGGTCTAAGTTGATCATCAGCAATTCCGGTTGCTCTAGCAGTAGCATCAATATAATCTTCAGTGGCAGCAATTTGTTGATCTGTTGCTTTAGTTGTATTGCGTAAAGTTTGAGCCAGGCTAACCTGGGCTTTTTCATCTTCAATGGCTGCTTTGACGGCACTTACACCAATTGCAAATGCTGCTGTTCCTACTGCTGTTGCTAATCCTAAAAATGCTTTGGCTGCTGTTGCAACAATCTTATCAACTTTACCTGTAAAAGATTGTGTGTCTGTTGCTGCTTTATTCAACCCAGTAGAAAATTGCGCTGTGTCAGCAAGCAACTCTAACTTCAGTGATCTAATGTCAGCCATTATGCAACCCTACTTTTCCACTCGCGTCTTATTCTATCAACTTGCTCAACCCATTGTTGTGTAATGTAAGGTTGAAGTGCTTTAAGTGTTGGAAATATAAAGTAACCTGCGTTACCTCTGCCCTCGCGTGGTGACCTTTTGTCAAATTGTCTAAGCCCAATATATGATCCAGATTTGCGTTCGCGTCTAATGTTGTTGTAAGCACCAAACTCTGTACCAATAAGAATCTCACCTACCGGTGTTCCAGATTTAAGTTTTGCAGTTCCACCACCAATGGTGATAAGTGGTGATTTGCTTGTCTTTGAAACTCTTATTGTTTTGGCAATTGCTTGGCCTTGTGGTGTTGCTTGTAAGGCTGAACCAATAGCAGATGCTGCAACTGTTGCAATGTCGTTGGCTGCTTTTTTCATATCTGTTTTTGCAATGTCATCCATCTTGCTAAATGTTTTAAGAATAGCCAAAATGTCTTTATCTTCAATTTTAATTTGAAATGGTTTAGTTGCCATGATATTTATTCACCACATCTGCAATTGTTGATACCTGCTCGGCCGAAAGCGTTTTGAACTCTGACAATGGCTGGCGCGAAATAATTGCCAGTTCTATCAATGTGCGTTCTATGCTTCCGGCTGTGTAAAATTTGTTGTTGCAAAATCCTTTGAATTGATGTGAACAACTTGTGATCGCCAATCTTCAAAGCGACCAACTGGTTTATCACTGAGTCGTTTTTGCATTTGATAGGCGAGCCAGAATTGTTGTTCCAGACTTGGTGGCAATTCTCGTTTGAACAATTCCAAAAAAGTTGTGCCAGTTTCTTTTTCAGCCTGAGCAATTTCCCATGGAATAGTCCATTCTTCGTAGGACTTTCCATTTGCAAGTTTCCATTCTATTTGTATCTTAAACATTAGGTGACCCCTGTTCGATAGTTACGCTATTGATACTGATCGGATTGGCATTGTTACTGTAACAGTTAATGCATCTGGTGCAGTTCCACCAAAATCTGGTCTTTTTGGAAGTACAGTCAATGTCATTGTTTTGCCGTTGATTGCTAATGTCATTGCTTGTGTTGTGGTTGGATTTGTATCTGCATCTGTCCACAATGTGTCACAGAAGCCACTCGCAACGCCCCAGTCTTGCAGGATTTCAAGTGTTACTGTTCCAACTTCTTTGTCAATTACATAATCAACTAATCCATTCAAGGTTTGCACTTGTCCGTTTGGATCATCTAATGTAACTGTTGCACTTGTAATTTGGTCATCATAATTCACTGCCTTGTAGGTCAGTGCAATATTTCTACCTGTAAATACTGATGTTGGCATTTTGTCTTTCCTTTCTTATGGATTGTATATTGTTGTAATTGACACTTCAACCGAATAAACATCATTGCTATTCGCCTGTCGTATCCTTGGGCTGGAAACTGAGAGTATCTGCCAAGATTGTGGAATCAATGGAAGGACTGTTCCAACCATTGTTTCAAGTTGTACTAATGCACCAGGATTTGTGTTTGGTGCTGCAACTAATTCTAATGTATATCTAACACGCCAAGCCTTATTGTTTCCAAGTGTTACTGGTTCAAGCCATGGATCAGATGACAAAATCATAATTGATGGTGTTGTGACAAATTCTGAACCAAAATCAACAACTGAATATATGCTGTTTGATGTGATGGCTGTTTTAAGGTTTGCGCGTAGTGTTGCTAATGTCATCCGATTAACGCCTCAACATCAATGTATGCGCCAAGCATTCCAATAATTCTGTTTTGAATTGTACGGCCTAATATGTAAGGTTGTGGCACAAAATCCAGTCCACTCTGACTTGACCCGGCACTGGTGCGCGCTTTGAATACATCTAATGAAACTGTTAGCACTGCTGATTCAACTGGTGCAACATCTGCGTATTGTGACAGACCATTTACTGTAACTAAGCCATTTGGGATGATATTTCGCCAATCATGTTCAGTTGCACCTGCTGTTGTAATTTTGAAAGTAAATTCATCAACAATTTCAGATACTGTTTTTGATCCATTATGTCCAGTAACACCGGTAATTGTGACTACTTGTGTTGCGTAAAGTTTGTGGGGTTTTGTTGAATGCAAAACTGTTGAAGTTGCACTCTCTGTGTACTGTTTATCAATTGGTGCGTTCCATTGAACTAAAAGATTGCCAACAACTGATTCTGCTGTATCAATTATTTCATCAAGAATTGCATCTGAATACAAAGTTGAACTGACTCCATTTAATGCTGCGCGCAGTTCTGATGCTGTGATGATTGATGGCATGTCTTACCTTTCGTGTGTGGTGTTACCTGGCAGGACAGGGGTCTAACCTGCCAGGCAACTCTTTGGTCGCTAATTAAGCAACAGTCAAATTACGGAATGCAGTTGGATATTTCGCACATGTGGCGACATATCCGTATATTCCGATCTCAACTTCACCAGTCGAGACTTGATTGGTGCGCAATTGGAATGCACTTGATTTGTACATTGTTGCTGCATCAGATGAATAAACAACGCCTTTAACGCCTGTTCCGGTGTCAAAGTTTGGATCAACAACTAATCCCAATCCTGCGATTGTTCCTGCTGTTGAGCCTTGAGTCATAAGACCTGCTGCGTTTTGTGGTGCTGCTGCTGCGAATAGTGGTCTTTGTGAACCATCTACTGCTGCAAGTAACTCTGCAAAGTTTCCTGTGTCTGCAAGGAATCTGTTAGGAGTTTTGCGAAGTACTGCATATGAATCTGCAATACCATCAGCAATTGCTGCGTAAAGTGTTGCGCCAGAAGATGATCCTGGTGCTGCTAATGCAATTGAAAATGCATAAGCATCTGCTTTTTGAGCCCATGATGCTGCAAGTTCACGCAATAACACATCTAGGTATGCAGGGTCGCTTCTGTCAAGAAGTTCAACTGATACTTTGTTTGCGCCAGCAATTTTTACAACATCAATTTCTTTTGAAGTGATTGTTGTGTCTGTTGAATCAAATTCAACTGCTTCTGCTGTAACTGCTGTGGTTGCTTGTGTTCCAATAACTGGTCGGTAGAATTTCATTCCACTTGCAGGTAATACACCTTGCTCTAATGAATCAGCAAATGGCATTGAATTATCAATGATGCCGATCAAATCGCGTAGGTATGTTGGTGGTACAACACCGATATTTTCGGTTGTTGTTGCTGCATCAATTGCTGCAACTAGATCGCGTGCATCTGAGTTTCCTCTTAATGCATTGAATTGTGCTTTTGCATATTCACCAGCAGTAACATTTGTGTTCACGCGTGGTTTTGCATAAGCAACTGGTGCTTGTACTGCTTTTGAGGCTTCAACTGCAACTTCTGGCGCAGTTTCGACCACTGGAGTTACTTCTTCTGGATTTGCCATTGAAGTGACCTCACTTTCGGTTTGGTTTGTTTGTTCATCACTTGCGCTGATTGCAGTGACTTCTGTTTCGTCTGCTTGTTGAGCAGCGAC